CTGATTTGGACACCTTACCAGTCTGGAAAGCGGTGACCAACGCCCCCGCCCCAGCCGTCAGTGAGACGATCCCCTGATTCATCAGGGGGAATGCTTTAATGGCAAGGTTTCCCAGGCCCATTTGCACGGTGTCCACCAACGTGGACCAGCGGCCTTGTGCGGTACGCGACTGCACATCCATCATGCCGCCGAAGCCCTTTACGGACTTGGTGCCTTTCTCCAAGCCAGCCACCAACATAGGCAGGGCTTTTTCAGACAGCACCTGACCCTTGGTGACCATCTTCGACATTTCGGAAGTCGAGACACCATAGCCATCAGCAAGAATGCGAATAGCAGGAATGCCTTGCTCGGTCAACTGTAGAAGTTCGTCGCCCGCGACTTTACCCTTGGCCTGCATCTGGCCGAAGGCCCGCGTGACCATCTGGATATTGTCGGCTGATCCACCCATACCAGCAACGGCGTCACCGACAGCGGTAAGGGTGGGAATGATCTTGTCCGCACTGAAGCCCATGGCCAGCAATTGCTGGCTGCTTTTAATCAGGTCGGGGAATTCGAACGGGGTCGAGTTAGCGAATGTCTGCAATTGCTTCAGGAATGCGCTGGCCTTTTGACCCGAGCCCAGCATGTTCGTGAATGCAATCTGGGCTTGCTCCATTTTGCTGGCAGTGGTAACGCCCAGCACCCCCGCACCAACTGCGAGAGCACCGAGCGCCACGCCACCCTTGGTGGCAAAGCCAGCCATGGCCCCGCCAACCTTGTCAAACTTACTCTGGGTTGCACTGGCCTCAGAGCCGAGTGTTTGCAGAGCACGTCGGCCACCGGATGAATCACCCGAGACGACGATCTTTAGAGTCCTCGTGTCTGACATTCTCGGTTAGACCTTTCTCTGGACTCATTAGCATATTCGACGGCTGCGTTGAATTCATCCATCTTCAACCGCCGAATATCCACAAACGTCCACCCGTAAAATGACGCGACCTCAGACCACAACTTGAGTCGCTGTTTTCTTACTCGCCCGCGCTCGGCGGCTCGATAGGGTCCGGCCCCTCGGCCCCCGCCAGATCGAAGTCGAGGTTATTCAGGGGAATCGCCTTGACCTGAGCCAAGGTGAGATCCGGGTCGTCCTTGCGGAGAGCGATCCAAACCAGCCCGGTCATGTTTTTGGCGCTGACCTTAACTTCCTTCAGCGGGCGGTGTTTCGGGTCTTTGAAATCAGGCACCGGCCTACCGTTCTCATCTCGGACAATCTGGGGGGCGAGCGCGGCCATAAGGTCGCCACCCACAACTTCCTCGAATGCCTCAAGATCACCCAGGGTCAGGGAATCCATGTCGAGACGAATCTTGCGCTTGGCGGGCGCGATAGCCTTTTTAGCAGCAGTCATTACTACATCCCTCTGTTAGAGAAAGTCACGTTGAATAACATTCCAGACAGACCGATCCCATTCGGTGCGAAAGTCCTTGTCTCGGAATTGTCTGAGCGCGGGCCATAGGAAATACCCGGCGTCATCCGCATTGCCTCGCCACATTTTGAATTGCTTGTACTGATAGGAGCCAAATTCAGCACCCTTGCTGTATCCCTTTCCGCCATATAGCACAGTGTTGATACCAATGGGCTTAAGATCGGCGCTGGCTTTCGCTGCCACGCCACCGACCGCCGCCGCCTCGGTCTTGGCTATCCCTATGACAGCACTGACTGAGGCAGCGTAGAATCGGTTTTCGGCTCGGGCAATGTCAGCCGGGGTGCGCGCTATGTCTCGTGCGAATGCCTTAACATCGCTATAATCAATGTGGGCATAGGACGTGTTCCCCGGCGATGGCATTACAGGCAGGTAATGTCGGCAGAAACGTAGACCAGTGACAGCGCCGAATCAGTGCCGTTGAACAGACCCCGCCCCTTGAAACTCTGTTCCAGGGCTGCGGGACCGGCGACAACCGGACCACCATCATCGAAGATGCCAACAGGAATCTGCATCGTCAGTGACGGGTAAATGGTTGTGCCCAACAGAGTCGGACCTTCCCACTTCGCACTGAGGATAGCAGTCGCGCCAGCGTTGGTGGCGGCAGACACTTTCTCCCAGAACGTGTTGTCCACGTACGGGGTTTTGAACGCCCACTCAATCTTGCGCTTGTCATTCTGCGTCGGCTCACGTTTCCCGGGAGCGGCTTTGTTGATATATTGCGTATCAACCTTCAGGCCGTTGTCCACCTTCACTGAGAAGTCGGACACGTCAGTGACGACGCCGCCGATGGTGACAGTGCCACCCGCCCAGGTCAGCACTTCCGCACCAGTCACCGGAACATTGGTGGCCAGAATGTAGGCACCCGCTGGAGCATCCGGGTTGGATTCCTTTTCGAAATCCATGTCGATCTTGCAACGCAGGGTCTGGTCCACTTGGTTCGAAATCTCGAAACCGGTGACCTTCCCGCCCTCGTAGGTCCATGGACGTACCACGTCCAGATTATCAGGACGCCCTACCTGGGCGGTAACCATGTCGCCCATCAGGCTGGAAATCACAGCCGTGTGCGTATAGGCGGTCACCTCCGCTACGGTACTGGTTGTCACGTCACCCATCAGGTAACGTAGCCACGCGCTGAATCCCTTTGTCAGGACTTCCAATTCAACGCCACCGGCTGCGCCCTTGGACGCCATAACGGCAGACCGGTCTGCCCGATCCACAAACGATGCCGACAATGCTTCAGCCTGAAGCCGGGGGTAGTTGCCCTTGAAATCCTCGGAGATAATCTCGAAGGGCTTGGTGGCGACAACGGCGGTCCCGTAGACGGTTTCCTTGCCGATCATAAACTGTGCTGATGAACCACCCATGTGGGTAGCCTCCCTTTATATGCGAGCGCGAACGCGGATTTTACTTACGAGAATAGCGCCGCGCCCATCAGCGTCTCGACCTTCGCCCAAAACCTTGGGCTTGATTCCACAGGACTGAATATTGGGCAAACCCAGGGGGTTTCGTTGCCGCAATAGCCCCTCGACTGCCTGGAACAATTCCTCTGTCCGGGCATTGGCTTCCTCCTGGGTGTCACCGGGGCGATGCACCTCTACCGTCAGGACGATTTCGTATTCCTCGACCCGGTGCAACGCACCGAGCGATTCATCGTTTTCGTCAAGCCAGTCAACCTCACCGAGCCACACAACCTCACGGGGCATTTCTTTACTGGCCCCTTGGTAGGAGTACCAAATGTCCACCCCCGCCAGGGTTCCACCATCACCGATGGCCGTGCTGAATAGCGTGAACAGGCTGGCCTTGGCATCAAATGCCGTGGTGCCGATTGAGTCTGCCATTAGTATGTGCCACCCCGCCCGTACGCATAGTCATTGAGCACTACGTCGATATCAGGCACCCCTGTCCACGATCCCTTTAGTCCAGCCGTGGCCAGATTGAATGTACCGAAGTCGGGAATCTGCATCATCGTGGCTCGCTCATCAATCCGCGAGCGCCCCGACACCACCTTGCCGCGAGCGCGGTGAATCGCGGCTTCCTTGATATCGGAAGGAATAACGGGTGTCCCGTATTCGTATTCGATGAGGTATCGCTGATTCAGCGTCCACAGCAATCCGTCGAGTCGCGTCAGCAGTTTGAATCCATCGCTGCCGAAATCCGCGTCACTGACGGCAACACCGTCGATGGTCAGGACGGTGGATAGTTCGTTCTTTGCGAGGTAGACCGAGGCCGTGCCGTCACCCGTGACCGTCTCGCTGAAGGTGCGGGTCACGAAAGCACGGTTACAGATCCGTTCAAATTCCACCTCGACAGAATCCAGCGCGGCCTGGAGCGTGGCGTCTGGATACTTGTCCTCATTGGACAGCGCGGCCAGATCCGACGCCCGCAGTTCGGCCAGGGTGAAGTAGCGTTCCGCCATGATGGTCCTCTCTCAGGACAGGATGTGTCCAACGCGCCCCGGGAGGGGGCCGTGGAGCGATGTTCAGGCTTGGGTGCTTGCTCCCCTACAGCCGAGGGGGTCGCGGACCGTGGTGGTGCCTTCCCGAGGCTTCTAGGGGCATGTGCCCTTTAGAGGCTCG